AGCATGACGGTACGACAATAGCCGCCGTACCTGTCGGGGCACTCAAGCGACCAGACGGAGGCGATGCGATGCTTGCCGTGGCACGGGCGGCACGTCAGCAGATGGCGCTGAAGATATTCAAGAAGATGAATGTGATTGACCGCGTGCGCCAGTCAGTAGAGGAGTGCGAGAACGACTGGGAAGAGCTTCATGAATATATCGAGGCCATCGCCACCGGCACGAGCGAGGGGAGCGACGGATGACGAATACCGCCTGCATGATTCTGAGCCCGGACGAGTCGGTCCTGGTGTCGGGACTCGCACCGGCAACCTCGCATACGCCCTGTGGAGGAACCTCCACTGACGGGTCGGTCTGTAGTCGCCATCGGGCCCATCCGGGGTGGCATGTCAGCCACGATGCGTCTGGTCGAGCGACCGTCTACTGGCCGCGAGACGTCGCCACCGGCACGAGCGAGGGAGAGACGCGATGAAAACACTACGTGGTGATGACTGGGCGGATACCGTGACGTGCGTGACGGCCTTCGTCGTGATCCTGGTGGTGGCGGCGGTGACGATTGCGTACGCGCAGAGTTACGGGGGGCCGGACGGGGATCGGAAGGCGGGATGGGAGACGCTCTTGACGACGGTGCCGCGCACGGCGACGGGTGTGCATTATGAGTGCGAGCACTTCGGGGCAACGGACCTCGTGGGCACCGTGCGACCGGATGGCTCGGTGGTGCAAGGCTGGCAGATGGCCGGGGGTGGGGCGAGCGCGGTGGCGAACTCGGTCGTCATGCAGAACGAGGATGGAACCTGGTCGTTTTGTACGGGGTTTGTGGTCTGGGGGGTAGAGTAGGGGCATGGCGAACGCGAAGGCGTGGTGGGTGGTGGTGTTTGGGCCGGTGTCTGGGAAGACGGGCTACTGGCAGCCGATTGACGCGGCGATTGCCGTGGACCATGTGTATCGGGGGCAGTCGGGTCCGAATGGGCAGTTTCATTTCTCGAATGCCCAGGACGACATTGACCTGAATGTGACGGCGTCGGGGTATGAGGATTGGGAGCGGACGGGGTTGGTCCATGATGGGCACCGGACGATCATGGTGCGGATGACGCCGCGGGATGGGACGACGCCGATTGACCCGCCGGATCCGCCGCCGCCGTTACCGCCGGTGGACCCCCCGGACCCGCCGCCTCCGATTCCGCCGCCGCCGCCGGTGCCTCCGCCGCCTCCGCCGGTGCCGATTCCGCCGGGGCCGGTGTTGCCGGCGATCTCGTATGGGGATTTCCTGACGTTCACGGTGCAGATGCCGCATCGGTATACGCATGTGTCGCACCATGCGTTGTCGCGGGGGGCGTTTCAGACGTTGTTGTATCAGCACAAGCAAGCGGGGCATAACGTCTACGGCATTGGGGTCATCAACAAGATTGGTGGCGGGAACCTGGGGGACTATACCAATCAGGGGTTGAACATCTCGTTTGACTATTACCAGAATGTGCCGCGGTTGTTGGTGACGTTGCAGTTGATTCTGGATGCGGGGTTGACGCCGATTATTTGGTTGCGGCAGGACGACCAGGCGGCGTGGGACGCGACGGCGGCGAATGACTTGGCGGGATGGTGGAAGACCTGGTTGCGCCAGGTGAACAATTTGTGTCGGGTGTTCGTGGTCGGCCTGGAGATGGATGAGTATTGGAATGCGTCGACACAGTTGCGGATGACGCGGTTGGCGTTATCGTTGACGACGTCGGACACGATCATTGCGGCGCACTGGACGCGCAATAAGTGGTCGGGGGATGGGACGAGTGCGTGGTGGAATGCGGCAAAGTCTGGGTATCCGTCGCGGCGGTTGGTGGGGGCGTTGCAGTACGGGATTGGGGAGTCGGACAGTCAGTTTCGGAGTTCGACGCAGACGTATGTGAGTCGATTGAATGGGGTCGGGGTGCGCGGGGTGTATGCGGAGGGTGCGAACCAGCGGGATCCGGGTCGAGGGCAGTTGGCGATTGGGAGTGGGATGGTGGGGACATGGCAGGGGATCTGAGGACGCCGGAGCGGACGATACGGATTGAGGCGGGAGTGTTCAAGGGGCAGCACGCGGTGAAGATGGTGATGGGCGACCGGGAGTATCTGTTGAGTGACCAGGGCGCGCGGGAGTTGGCGGAGGGGTTGGTGGCCGCGGCGGGGCCGTTGGTGGTGCAGTGACCTGGTTGGGGGCGACGATGCGGATGGCGGCGTCGATGCGCGGCTGTCACAAGGAGTTGCGTCGGATTGCGGATGGCATCGAGTTGCTGCAGCCGACGAAGGGGGTGGGGTTCCGGTCGTTCTATGGGGACACGACCGGGAAGGGGGTTGACGACGCGAGTTTGATGATGCAGTCTGAAGCCGAGTTTGCGGCCTTTGAACGTCGAGAAGCGGCACGCGCCCGTCGCGGTCCCCCGGTCACCTTGGATGAGGCCTTGGATGACGATGATGGATAGCGCGGAGCAGGACCACACGGTAGTGGAGCACGGGTCGGTCATGGTGCGGTTTCCGCACGCCCAAGTTGAGCAAGAGGTCTGCGTGGATTCCTGTGCGTGTGGGTATGTCCACATTCACCTGGACGGGACGGGGTTCTACGTGCCGGCCGAGGATGCGATCGCGTTCGCGCAGTTGGTGATGGAAGCCGCGTACCTGGCCGTGCCGACGGAGGGGACGCATTGATGGCCACACGCAAGCGCAAACCGAGTACGGCGTTGGCCTCGGGGTTGTCGAACCTCGAGAAGGCGGTGGGGGGGCGCAAGCGGTTGGTGTCGACCTTGCTCGAGGCGCCGCTCTCCAAGGAGCAGCGGGCGGTCTTGGGGATCTTGGCGGACCCGGGCAATGACAAGCTCCACTTGCTGGACATTTGCCGCACGAACCGGATCAGTTACCAGGCACTCATTCGGCTCTTTCAGGATGCCACCTGGGCGAAGGCGCATGTGGACGCGGTCGCGCGTGCGGCGGAGAAGTTGCCGGCGGTGGCGGAGAGTGTGATGGACCGGGGGGTGGTCCATGACGTGCCGTGTCCGATCTGTTTCGGCCGTGGGGCGGAGGGGTGCTCGGCCTGTGATGGGAAGGGGACGATTCTGCGGGCGCCGGACACGCGCAGCCAGGAGCTCGCGCTGCAGTTGGGTGGGCTGGTGTCGCGTGGGGGGGCCGGGGTGAATGTCTCGGTGAACCAGCAGACGACGGTGCAGCAGGCGCAGGGGGAGTTCCACCAGGACTTTGCCACGTTCCAGACGGATTCGGACGCGGCGCTTTTTCCGGTCATTGACGTGAAGGCGAATGAGTAGGGACGCACATCCGGGGCGCGCGCATCAGTGGTCGCCCCATGCGGCGACGGGCAAGTATATTTGCCTGCTCTGTTGGAAGTTCACATGACACCCCCCAGGCTGGCCTGGGTGTCAGAGCGCCTCGACGGACCCTCCGAGCACCTGAGTTGGGCGGAGCTCGCGTGTCACGACGGGACGCCCTACCCGAAGGCGTATGGGGATCGGGCGCAATGGCTCGGGTATGTCTTCGAGGAGATTCGCAGGGAGTGGGACAAGCCGATCGTTGTCACGAGTGGATACCGCACGCCGGCGTACAATCGTGCGGTGGGTGGGGCGCGTCGGAGTCAGCACCTGGTGGGGCGCGCGATGGATCTGCGCCCCCCGCAGGGTGTGCCGATGGCGGAGTTTTATGCCACGATTCGAGCGATGGCGAACACGCCCTACTGCTTGATCAATGACCGGCCCGCCCATGCGATTGGCGGCATCGGTCGGTATGCCCGATTCGTCCATGTTGACGTTCGCCCACGCCCAGGCCGTCTCGTGGTCTGGGATTCTCGTCCACACATTTTGGCCGCTCGCTATGGCTGACGAAAAACCAGAAGCCGTCGTGTTTCACCAGGACGCAATGTACGCCGTGGTGTGTGAGCCTCGCCTATCCGGGATGGAGCGGGAGATCCGCAACGGGTTCACACGGATCACGGATCACCTGGAGCGACTCAACGGCTCGACGGCTGTGGCTGTTACCTCGACGGCGGTGGCGCTGGAAGTCGCCAAAGCCACCAGTGCCCGCGTCTTGTTTTTGGAAAAAGTGGTGTTCGGCGGCATCGGCATCATCGTGATCGCGGTGATCGGTGCGGTGCTGAGCGGAGTCGTCGTCACGCCGTAATTTCCGCCACGTGAAGGAGCGTGTGATGTTCGAGACGTACCCATGGTTCGCTGATGTCGTCGCGGCGTTGTTGGGGCTCTTCGGCACGGCCATTGCTGCGGGGGTCACGGCATTGGTGGGCATCTTGGCGAAGAAGGCGCACCTGTCGCTCAGTGCGGAGCAGGACGCCAAGCTCGAGAAGATGGTGGCGGACCTGGTGCTGCGCGTGGAGGAGGAGATACGGCGGCATCGGTCAATGCCGTCCACGCCAGAGGCACCCCCGTTGATGTCGAAGGATGCCATCTTTGATGCCCTGGCGGCGGATGTCGGGTTGGACGTTGCCATCGCCCGTGGCGTACGCGACCATGTGTTACCGCGTTTGCGGTCGTTGGGAGCTGCGTGAATGCCTGTTGACCCGTCGTCCCCACCGAATCCATGGACGTCGAGGGAGCCGTTGCTCGGGGGGGCCAGGGTGCCTTCCCCTGCCCCACCCGACCCGGCACCGCCGCTGGGGATTGTCCCATCGCTGGCGGCGGGTGCGCGCGGCGCTCTTGATTTGTCGGTGGACACGAGTCGGTTTCGCGCGGGCCTCGCCACCCGTGCGACGACCTGGCTCTCGGTGCGCGGATACGCGGAGCGGCAATGGGGAGGCGCGGGCTGGACAGCGGGCGCGAGCGCGGCCTTTCGCTGGTGATATGTATCACGAGGCCATCATCGCCGACCGCGTGGCTCGCGTGGAAGCCACCCATCCGCGCTATGTCCCGCCTGGCGGGTTTACCCGCACCGCGGTCGATGAAGTGCGGGCCCGACAAAGTGTGCTCGACCTGGCCATGGATGACCGCGGCCAGTGGCGTCGGTCGCTGACGCCGGCCGAGCACGAGTGGTGTCGGAATGAGTGGGTGCTCAGCAAGTGTGACTTCGCCTACTGGGCCGAACGCTATGTCACGATCAACGTCGCCGGCAGTGCCTTGGGCTATCTCTATCCGCTCTGGGAAAGTCAGCGCCTGATCCTTGATCGGATCGCCCTGCTCGAGAAGAAGCGCCGGGACACCGGCGACCCCGACGGCCTCTGCATCAATGAACTGAAAGCGCGGCAGCTCGGCGCGTCCACGTTGACGGCGGCGATGATCGCGCATCGCATCACGATGTTCACGCACACCTTCGGCCTCATCGCGTCGGATGTGCCGGAGTCGAGCTCCTACCTCTTCGGGATGGTCGAGCGCATCATCAGCCACTTGCCGTGGTACATGAAGCCGACGACGAAGTATCACGTCAAGGATACGGAGTTGGTGTTCGACACCAATTCCAGCCATCTCTGGGTCGGGTCGGGGAAGAGCACGCGCGGCACGGAAGGGAAGCGCGGCCAGCTTGGGCGCGGGAAGACGATCTCGGCTGTCCATCTCTCCGAGCTCTCGACCTGGGAAGAGCCGCAGCAGATTGACGGCGCGCTGCAGCCGGCGGTGCCGATCTCGTCTCGCACGCTCTGGGTGAACGAGTCGACCGCCAAGGGCCGACACAACTGGTGGCATCAGCACTGGCTCGCGGCGAAGAAGGGCGTGGGACGGTTCGAAAACATTTTCATCCCGTGGTACGCCGAGCAGCACAAGTACTGGCGGCCGGCGCCGATTGACTGGACCCCCAAGCCGCTGACGCTCGCGCACGCCACCCGCTGCGAAGAGACGAGCCACTTGTGGATGGACCGGACGATTCAGCTCACACGGAACCAGTTGTACTGGTATGAGTCGACGCGCGCGTCGTATGAAGAGAAGGACGATCTGTCGACGTTTCTTGAAGAGTACCCGGCCGACGATGAAGAGTGTTTCCAGTATTCGGGACGGAGCATCTTCGGCCTGGACGTCCAAGAGCGGATTCGCGCACAAGCACGCCCATTGCTTGGGGTCTGTGAAGTTCGGCCCCGCCGCGAATATGTGCTCGACTCTGAGGGTCATCGCATGACACATTGACCGCCTTCGATGCCGTCAAGCTGCCGCCGGCCTATGGGCTCCGCACGCTGTCTGAGCGCGAACGGGCTCAGATGACCGAGACGGAGGATCTGGAGGACCATCTCCTGATCTGGGAAGCCCCGGCCCGCGGGCACAAGTACGTCATCGGGGTGGATGTCTCCGATGGCCTGGGGCAGAACCGGTCGGTGATCGATGTGTTGCGGGTGGGGACGATCGAGGAGCCCGATGAACAAGTCGCGCAATACGTCAGCCGATGGGTGGACCCGGTCGACCTGGCCTACCTTATCGACCCGGTGGGGCGGTTTTACCGCGACGACGATGGCTTTGAAGCCCTGGTGGCCGTCGAGACGAACAATCACGGCGTGGCGACCCAGGCGGAGCTGGCGCGGCATCTCGGCTACGCGAACTTCTTTATCTGGCAGAAGGAGGATGCGGCGCCTGGCACGAACCGCTACACGACGGCCATTGGGTGGGTCACGACCTCACGGACGCGCCCGATCATCCTCTCGCGCTATCACAAGATGGTCAAGTCCGTGGACCCGGTCACCGGCCTCTCGGACTACCGCATCAATAGCCCGTTCACCATGGCCGAACTGAAAGACTTTCAGACCGAAGGGATGCTCTGGGAGGCCGAGGCGTCGGCGGGCGCGACGGACGACTGCATCATGGCGGGGGCGATTGCCTGCCATGTCGCGCAGACCATGCACCATGAGGAGTCGGAACCGGTGTCCGAGCAGCGACACCGCCTGGCTCAGGAGCGCGAGCGGTCGTCGGAGTTCGAGGATGCGCTGCGGACGCGCCGGGATTTCCAGAATACGGACACGACGATAGGAGAGTTGGATGGCGAAAGCGAGTTCGACGGGTGGAGCGGGGCGCAAGACTTCGAGTAACGCGGTGGTCGGACAGATGGTACAGTTCCGGGTGGGCGAGGACCGGTGGTTGCCGCTGCTGACCCTACGGTGTCTCAATGGCCTTGTCTCGGGGTGGATCATTACCGATGGCCGAGACGATGGCGGCGAAACCTGGATCACGCGGAATGCGTTTTACCGGCCGACCAAGGATGCCCCGTGGGTGTGGGTGGACGCGGCGACCGCAGGCTTGAGTATCGGCCAATGGAGAGAGGGACCAGATGCGACTCACCATACCGGACGACCTCGTAGAGGTGTTTCAGCCCCAAGCGTCAGCCAAGGAGCCCGTCGAGAAGCTGTTACTGCAGCAATTAACCAAGTTCTCCCACGTACCGGTACGCGATAGAGTCCTCATCATTGATGGGGCCGCGCGTGACGACCTGGAGCAGCTTCTGCACGGGCCGTCGCTGACGACGGCGGCCGACCTGGTGAATCGGGTGCGGGCGCTGATCGACGTGAAGATTGAAGGCGTGAATGTGGCGCTGACGTTGGCGCAGCTCGAGCAGCTCGTCGGCCGTGCAGAGAAGCTCGGGAAGACCCCGGAGGCGCTGATCGAGGAAACGGTGGCGCAGATGGCCACCCAGTTCTTCGACTACGCGAGTATCTGATGGCCCTCCATGATTTCCGGTGCGCGTCCTGCGGCTACATCTTGCGTGACCACAACGTGCCGATTGCGCTCGGGGCCAGGCGGGGGGCGCCGTCGTGTCCGTGCAGCCTGTCCACGACGATGGACTGGGTACCACAGCTCGGCTCGTTCGACGCCTTCACCGCATTCACGGCGGATGTCAACGGGACGCCGACGCAGATCGACTCCCTCCATACGCTCCGCGCGGTCGAGCGCGAGACGGAACGGAAGTTCCGTGACGGGATTGGCCAACCGCTCGTCTGGCGTGACCTCTCTCAGAACAGCAGTAACCGCGACGTGAACAGCTTTGGGCCGTCCCCACAGCCCACGTTCGAGACGCATAACCGTCGTGGTATCCCGTTCATCACGAGGCGAGACGGACGACCACTCAATGGCGAATGACCCTCTACTCGACGGCGTCCTTCCCTCCATGGGCTCGGGGCAGCATTTCTTCGAGAAAGGTGACCCGCGTGTCCTGGGCTGGCTCCGCGAGGCCATCACCGAGGGCGAGCGGATCAACAAGTCAGACCCGGCCTACGAACGCATGGACCAGGCGGCGACCTATGTCATGGGTGAGCAGATGGACAGCGACCGGCCGTCCTACCTGCCCAAGGTGGTGGTCAACCAGACCAAGAAGAGCATCCGCGCGCACGTCTCAGCCCTGACCGACCTGAAACCGCTCTTCTCCTTTCATTGCGGCAACCCGGCCTACGAACAACAGTCCTACCTCCTGAACAAGCTGGTCGTCATGTGGTGGACGAACACGTTCGCCGACCTCGACCTGGCCGACGTGATCCGCTACTCCCTCACCATGGGCGCGGGCGACTGCGTGGTGGAATACGACAACCACTACGGCAATTACGGGGACAACCGCCTCATCCCGCGAGACGCGCGAGACACGCTGCCGATCCGGCCCAGCCGCGAACGCTCGATCCAGACCTGGGAAGGCGTCGTGATCCGCGAGGCGCACAGTCCGAACGTGCTCCGCGGCATGTTCCCCGACAAGGCGCATCTCCTGAAGCCCGACTCGGAAGGCCAACGGTTTGGGGCGTCGGCGACGAAGTTCCGCCGCCTGGTGAAACAGGTGGTGACCCCCACGATCTTTGATCGACTGCAGTCAGGGCCGACCCAGACCGGCAGTGGCGTGTCGCCCGAGCTCACGCTCTACCGGGTCTTCCTGACCGACCGTTCCGTCAATGCGACGTTGGGACCGGTGCTGATGGGCAAGCCGGGCACGAGCTGGGCCTACATGGTGCAACCCGGCGAGCGGCTCTACCCACGCAAGCGTCTCATCGTAGCGACGGAGACGGTCATCCTCTACGACGGGCCGAGTCCGTACTGGCACGGGATGTTCCCGATCTCCCGGCTCCGCCTGGACCCGTGGCCCTGGCTCTTCTTCGGCCTGGGCCTCACGCACGACCTGAAGCCGATGCAGGACGGCTTGAACACCATCGTGAATGACTTCATCTCCACGTTCAGTCAATGGGTGAACCGTGGCGTCATTGCGGACAAGAACGCGGTGCCGGAGTCGCTGCTCCGTCGGTTCGACCCGCGGCGCAAGAACTGGAAGATGAAACTGAACCCGACGTACGGCGAGGGATTCAAATTGGCGGATGGGCCGACCTTGCCGCCCTGGTCGATGGAGTTCCTCCAGATGTTGTTCACCAAGTTTGACGAACACTCGGGGACGGCCAACCTCCAGGCGCTGATGCAACTGCGGCAGATGCCCGGGGCCGACACTATCCAGAAGTACTACGAAGCCATGACACCGGAGCTCCGGCTGGAAGGGCGGCTCATCGAAGCCTTTCTCCGTGACGTGGCCGACATGATCAAGGTGAACATCTTCCAGTACTACTCGACCTCCCGGCGGATGATGATGCTGGGGGAGCAGGGGTTGGCGCTCGAAGACCTGGACTACGACCCGGGGACGCTGGTGCCGGCGATGACCCCCGACATGGAGGGGTACACCCCGGAGCTCGACAAGAAGCATTCGCGGGACGTGCGCGCCCAGTATTTCCAGCGGCTCTTCACCTTCTCGGTCGAACCGAACTCGATTCTTGCCATGAACGCGGTCGAGAAGAAGATGGAAGGCTTCCAGATGTTCCGTATGGGCGTCATGGATTTCTGGACGTTCCACGAGCGGATGCAGACGCCGAACGTCGGGTCGCCGCCGGCCGTGCCGTTGCCGCCGAAGGATCCGCAGAACCCCGACCCGAACACCGCGGTCATGGATCCGATGACGGGGATGCCGACCGGGATGGAGATGCGCGTACCCGAGACGATCACGGAACGGCTCATGGCGCAGATGTCGATGGGGCTCGGCCAGGGGGAGAGCGGGGGAGGCCGCAAGCCGTCAGGCCAGGAGCCGCCAGACCTGGAACAGAAGTCAGATGGTCGAACGACCATTACGGAGAGCTGATGACCGTTGCTGACGAGGTGCAGTCGGCTTGTCATCTCTTCGAAGATTGCGACACGGAAACACCGCTGGGGTTCGGGGACATCCTTGACCGCTTGAAGCGCCAGGGGTTCACCGGGGCGGTGACGTTTCACTTCCGGCACGGTCGCCCGCAGCTCATGGAATTGGGCCCGCCGGTGCGGTTGAAGGTGGGGCGTGTTGACAGAATAGCGTAACTGCCTCCATACTCGGCAACAGTAACCCTTGGGGTCCATGGTCTGAGGCCTCGCATCAGACTACGACTCCTGCTCAGGATGCCCGTCCTGCAGCAGGAGTCTTTTTTCGTACAGGGCGATGGAAGGTCTTGGGTTAATGAAAGACCGTGCCCCGCGGAACGCGGAGAAGATTGGCGCCACGCCGAAGCGTGCGTATCGGGAAGACCCCGAAGTGTCTGGGCAGAAACTCTCAACACCCAAACCGTTTACGAAACAGCGGGCCTCGAAGTCGCAAGCATCGTCACGCAGCCTACGGAGGAAACGATGAAGAAAACAAGTTCTGGCGGCAAGGGCAGCATCAAGGTGGGCAAGGGCGGCGGCGCCATCCTCACCCCGTTCAAGGACAAAGTCGTCGACGGAAAGAAATAGTCCATGCCTGACATGATGGACTATCCACCGCCGACTCCCGGCAGCATCGGTGGCGCCCCACCCGGCGGCGGGATGGGCGGCGGCGGTGTCCCGGGCGGCATGGGCGGCATGGGCGAAATGGCCCCAGCCCCCCAAGGCCTCCCCCCAGAAGTGCTGCAAGGCATCATGGGACTCGCCGACCAGATCGACCAGTCGATCCTCGCGCTCGCGCAAGCGATGCCGACGGCCGCGGCCGGTCTGGGACAAGCCCGCGAGATCATTCAGAACGAACTCGCAAAGATGCTCCAGTCCGATGCGTCGGCCATGTCGCCGACGAACGTCGGATCGCAGTTCCCTGGCGGAGGCTTCTCCCAAGGGCTCGTGTAGCACCGTTCAACCACCGCCGTGCCCACGGCGTGTGCCGCTCAGACCCGATTCGATCACTGGCCGAGGTTGTCCTTCAGGTCGACGTGTGGCTGCTTGCCCCGATTCGGGAGGCGCCAGAGCGCGACTGGCGGAGGTTGTGGAATGGCCAAGAAACTAACACGAGTAGAAGCCGGCAACGAGTACGTCGAGAGTATCCTCGCGCGATTGCCCGAGGAAGTACGCGAGATCGCGGCCAGCAAGGTGTTTACCGACGACGTGCGAAACGAACTCGGCGAACGCTCGCTGCGGCAAGTGGAGTTCTCGCGGTTAGCGGACGAAACACGGATGGCCCGAGAGACGGCCGAGAAGTGGAAGTCCAACCTCGACGGCTGGTACGCCGGGAAACAGCAGGATCTCGAAGAACTGGATCGGTTGCGAACGAAACTGGCCGAGGCGCCGGCCGCATCGGCGGTTGACGACCTGGACGTTGATGACTTCGGGGACCGTCGTCCCCCGGCCGTTGATACCAGCAAGTTCGTGTCCCGCGAGGACATGGCGCAGCAGATGCTGCAGATCCAGAAGGACGGTCTGGCGCTGATGTCGCTCACCCCCACGTTGTCCGTGAAGCACCTTCGGGAGTTCGATGAAGTGCTCGAGATCCAGAAGGTCGTGGAACACGCACAAGCCAAGGGGATGCGACTCGAGTCGGCGTACGACGACATGGTATCCGGGCGGCGCGAAGAAGTGCGCCTGGCCAGCGTGGAGTCGCAGATTGCCAAGGCCCGTGAAGAGGGCCGGCAGGAAGCCATTCGCAATTCACAGTCGATGCCGTACCCCGTGAGCTCTACGGAGCCCACGACGCTCGACGGACTCAAGCCCGATTTCCAGAAGGGCCAGGCCTTGGATGCGGCAGTCAATGACTTTTACACCAACCAACAGTCCTCGTAGTTCGTTGCGCGCGGCGTGACCAGCGGGGATGGAGTGACACATGGCTGCACCACAACTTGACGAAGTCAACACTGGCGTCAGTAAGCACATCATGCCCGGTCTTGTGGATAACTTCTTCAAGAACGGTCCCGTGATGGCGTATGCCAAGCGCAACCGGATGAAGCCGTGGCCGGGTGGCCCGCAGATTCAGGAAAACTTTCTGTACAAGCCCATGAAGGGTGGCGCGTACACGAAGGGCGCACAGTTCGACATCACCAAGCTCCAGACGAAGACCGGGTTGCTGTTCGACCCGCGGTTCTACGAGGTCAACGTCACGGAGTACACGGAAGATGTCGAAGTCATCATCCGTGGGCCGGAGTCGGTCTACAGCCTGGTCCAGGTCGACCTCTCGAATGCGGCCCTGACCTTGTCGGCCATTCTCGAGATCGCTATCTACAAGCACGGGCAGGCCATCGCGGGCGACGACCGGTCGACCGAGATGAACGGCTTCTCGGAGGCGCTGTCGGACGGGGTGAACGCCAACTACGACGGCAACACCTACGCCTCCTACGGTGGCCAGACGCGAGCCGACGTCAGTCCGGCGCTGAACTCGCCGTCGGGCCTCATTGCCGCCAACGTCAATGGGGGCATCACCTACCACGTCCTCGAGCATAGCTACATGAGCTGCGTGATCGGGGAAGAGCATCCGAAGCTGGGCGTCACCACGAATCGCTGCATGGGGTTCATCAACGAGAACTTCCAGCCACAACAGCGGATCGACACGATGGAGCCCAACATCGGCTGGCCGGGCTTGAAGTTCAAGAACTCCACGATTCTCGTGTCGCAGTACGCGCCCGGGATCGACGGAGTGAATGACCCAGACCTCGGCGATTACTCGCTGGCTGGCGGAGAAACCTTCCACTGGCTGAATCCTGGTGGGGAAGGCGAAGATGCGTTCTTCCGCCTCCATACCTCGACGTCACCGAAGTACGCCTTCGGCTTCACCGGGTTCAAAGTGGCTCAGGACTCGACAGTCGTGGCAGGACAGATTCTGTGGAGCGGAAACTTCACGGTGCGTGCGCCGCGCCTGATGAGGATTCTCCATGGCATCACCAAGTAGGAGAGAGGCCACATGAGCCCGAACAACATCAGACAGCAGGGCGTGTTCGTCAGCACGGGCGATCCCGAAACCGTCGACGATGCGTCGATGTACGCCCCCGGCACGTTGGGTGCCAGGGTCACGGTCAAGCAGCCCACGCGCGGGGCCGCGGGTGCCGAAGACTACCGCTACAAGACCTACCAGTATGTGCGGGGTGACAGCTCGATGTCGGTCACGCCGTTCAAAGGGGCGGTCATGTGGTGGGCCGACAAGACGGCCTACCAGGTCACGACGGATCCGACCAAGCTGGGTCGGGGACGGGTGGCCGGGATTTGCCAGAGCGCGCCAGGCGCGGGCAACTTCTTCTACGTGCAAACGCAGGGGCCGGGCATCGTCAAGTTCATTGACGGGGTCACCGCAGCGCCGTCTGATGACGGACTGATCGTGGTGCCGTCAGCCACGGCCGGGAAGGCGGATGCGCTGGCGGCCGGCTCGGCTGCGACGTATCCGGCCATCGGCGTGACCGCGGGGGCGCTGCAGGGCGGCACGTCTGAAGCGGTGGTCGACCTGGACGTGCCAGAGACACCGTAAGCGGGAGGATGGACTCAGATGGCAACGATTGACCTGACGGTAGTGCGACCCTTTGACGCGGCGGGTGTTCGACGCCGGGTGATCGGGCAGTACACCGGTCCCGCTTCGTATGTCGCTGGGGGTGACGCACTCCTGGCGAACGAGCTCAAGCTGGGCACGATCGAGAAATTGACCTTCGAGAACGCGATCAACGTCACGCCCAACAACCGACTCCTGACCTATGACCACACGAACGAGAAGGTGGTCTGGATCATTCCCGATACGGGGTCGGAAGTGGCGGGGGCGGTGGATCTCTCGGGGTTCAGTGCTCGGTTCGAAGCGATCGGTATGTGAGAGCACGGGCCAGGGGGCTTTCTTATGGGCCTCGGGATTGGTGCTGACGCCTCGGCCGCTCGAGTAGTGAGCCCCCTGCTTCCGTGGTAAGGGATTGTGGATACGTTCGAAGATGTCTGGCGCAAGGTCAAACTGCATGTGCCACTCGCTGACGCGCTGTTGTGTCAGGAGTGGGTGCAGGCGTCCTGGCGTCGATTGTGTGACAAACGTCCGTGGTCGTGGTTGCGCTCGGAGAACGAGATCATCACCAACGACCAGGTCACGGGCACGGTTGACATCACACGATCTTCGGCAACGGTGACCGGCGTCGGCCTGGTCTTCGCCGCGTCCGATGTGGACCGGCAGTTCCGGGTGGGCACCAATCAGCCGATCTACACGATTACCGCGGTCGACCTCGGGTTGAACACGGCCACGTTGGACCGGGTCTACGGTGGCCCGACGGCGACGGCCACGGCGGGCGTCGTGCTGGATGCGTATGTCACCATGCCGGCAGACTTCGGCCGGTTTCTGGGGGTGTTGGATCCGCAGAATGGCTGGCAACTACGGTGGTGGATTACGGAAGATGAACTCAACCTGTGGGATGCCCAGCGATCGTCCACCGGAACCCCGTGGGCTCTGGTGGCTCGTCGGCTGGCGTCTACCACGGCCTTGGATGGTCGCGCGCAGTATGAGCTCTGGCCGTATGCAACGGCCGCCAAGAACTATCCGTTCTACTACATTCGACGACCTCCAGCCTTACAGGATTCGTCGACGTTCGAAGGTGTCTTGGCCGACCGCGGGGATCTGATCATCTTGGCGGCATTGGCGGAGGCGGCTGAATGGCCTGGGTTGGAGGACCGGAAGAATCCGTACTTCAATTTACGCCTGGCCGAGATCAAGCGGAAGCAGCTCGTCGAGGAATTGGCGCTGCTCGAGCTCCGCGACGAGGAAGTGTATATGACCTGGCTGGAGACGGTGTCGTGGATCAATCGCGGACGCGCCCCGATCGATAGCCGGTATCTCCAGTCGCATGACGTGCCGTTCGCGGCTGGGTAAAGGAGAAACCATGAACAAAGGCAAACTGAGCAACGTGCTGTTCAAGGACGCGCAAGCGTCAAAGCCTGACGTGAAGGGCGTGTGGGGTGGGCATCTCGACAGCTCGCTCACGGGCGGTCGAGGTGCGACGGCCGACGAACTCAAGGGGCATGACTGCGCCAGTATCGAAGGCGCACCAGGCGCTGGCAAGTTCGGCGCGACGAAGTTCAAGGGGAGCTAGGCCCATGTTCGCGCATTACGACCTGACGCTCGACGCAAGCATTCAGTCGCTGCTGGACGCGGTGTCTCCGGGGTCGGCGGTCGGCGGGGTCAACGATGTCCCGTGCCGGTCGATCATTCTCCAGGCTGACGACGGGAACAGTAATCTCATCTTCGTGGGTGGGGCGAATCAGGATGTCAGCGCGAGCTCCCATGCGTTCCAGCTCGCTATTCCGGTGACGTCGATACCGGAGGAGCCACGCACGATCGGCGGGTTCGATACGGGGCCATTACGGCTCTCGGATTTCCGCGTCCTTGGCACCAACGCAGAGGTGCTTCACATCGGGATCATCCCGTACTAGGAGAGAGAACATGCCACGGTATGCAGCATTCGGAGAAAAGGGCGCGGCCAGCGTTGCTCAGATCCTCGTCGTCAACGCCACCACGACCGTTCGTCGGGTCAAGGTCTACGACTACATGGTCGCCTGCATCGCCACGCCGGCGGATGCGGTCTTCACACACCAGATCAAGCGCACGTCCGCGGATCCGACCGGTGCGTCCGTGACGCCCAGTCCGCTTGACGTGGCTGATGCCATCGCGGTGGGCGCGGCGTGGGACACGGTGACCATCATCGGCACCGAAGGCGTGGTCCTGCTCGAGGTTCCGCTGAACCATCGTGCGACCTACCGCTGGGTGGCGGCTCCGGGCAGCGAGCTCGTCGGGCCGGCGACGGACAACAACGGGATCGCGGGGTCGATGCTCGCAGCGACCACGACGGACTTCGCGGGCACGATGCTGTTCGAGGAGTAGGTCAGTGCTTCGACCGCAAGGGTACGCGACGATCGATGATCCCGATACTCGCAAGGTCGAGTACGACACGGCGATGTGTGGTCACTGCCAGCTCCACTTGCATGTGAAGCCTGGCAGTGGCTGCACCGTCTATCTCTTCCCGCAGGCTGACGGGCGTGTGATCGAGCAGATGGGCGCGTTCTGTCGCGTCTGCATGTCACCCGTCTGTCTGTCGTGTGACGAGGTCGGCAACTGCATCCCGTGGGAACGATCGCTGGAGCTCGTGGAGTCGAAGCGGTCGACCATTCGCAGTGTAGAAGAGGCGCTCGGGCGTTCACTGTCGTAGGCTCTCGGGTGCCAGGAAGGTACTGGCATGTCCCGGCGTGGAACGCTCGTGCTCGTGCTGCTGCTTGGCTGGACGACGCCCCTGTACGCCCAGTCGACTGACTCCTTCCCGTTACATCTCGCCCTGGCCGGCATGATGGCCGCGCATGGGGCCGATCTCTCTACCACCATGTATTGCCTGGGGGCGGAGACGTGCCACGAGGCCAATCCGTTCTTTGCCCCGTTGACCCGGCATCCCGCAGCGGCGGGTGCGGTCAAGATGGGCATTGCCGCAGGCACGGCCTGGGTGCTGCTGCGGCACCACGAGGAGCACCCGAAGCTGGTGTTCTGGACCTCGGTGGGACTAACGGCCTTCTACACGGGCGTCGTGATTCACAACGCAAGGCTGGGGCGATAGATGGCGGCACTGGAAAACGCCCTCAAGTTTCTGTCCGGGTTTGAGACGGGACAGGTTAACGACTGGGTTCGGAGTAGCGGCACGGTGGCAATGGAAACCACCACCGTCAATTCAGGGGCATATAGCCTTCGTGTTAATCCGACGACGACCGCCGTTGGGTATGTCGAACACGACCTGAACGACCCGGCCTCAAACAACGACACCCTGACCGCCCGATTCTATTTTCGATACGCCACAAAGCCCACGGCAGGTAATGAAGAACTGTTCTTTGGGACGGGCGGCGGGACGGCAGTAGACGCCTTCGGATTCCGGCTCGATAGCGATGGGCATATCAATCTCTATAGCCATCCTAGTGGCGGGGGTTACACGTTACGCGCTTCGGGCACAACGGCGCTATCGGTTGATACGTGGTATCTGATTGACGTTTTTATTGAGATCACAGCAGGTGCAACCGCTGACCAAGTTGTCCTCCAGATCAATGGCGTGGAGGAGTTCAACACCACCTACGTCTTTGCGACGGGTAGTTCAGAACCGCTACCAGTCTTTCTCGGGAAGCGCGTTGACATTAACGGGCAGACCGTTGACTTTTTCTTCGATGACTTCCGCTGCGAACGGAACCAGGACACGACTCCCACCTTCTTTGGGGAGGGGAAAATTATCGCCCGATCCCCCGAGACTGGTACGCCAACGCACGACGCCTGGGACAAATCGACAGGGTCCGATGCGTGGTCCCTCTGGGATGGGACACCGCCAGATGGCGCGACGTTTTGCGAAAGCCCCGGCAGCGGTGATCCGCTCGCCCAGACCGCACACATCGCAGCGTTTGATAGTACGCAAACGGGGCATGGCTCCGAAACCATCAGCGGGAGTGACACGCTCAATGCGGCATCGGTGGTTGCTGCGGCCTATCGACAAAACGGTGCGGCCCGCAACCATGAGCTTCGTCGCATCATCAACTCCAATACGACCGACTCGGTAATTGGAGATGTGGGCACGGGGGCTGGATCGGATGTGCAAGAGGAGTGGTGGACGACGGACCTCACGCTTACCAACCTCAACGCGATGGAGGCGGGTGGGTATAAATATGGAGGAGCCGGTGGGCGTGACCTGGGCATCTACGACCTCTGGGTAATGGTGGACTACACGCCCTCGCCGGCCGTCGCACCAGACGATGCCGCCACCTTCAGCTATTTCCCCGATCGCGCCCGCACCGGCTCCCGCGGCCCGGTCAACACCTCGGGCATGACGCCATCCTGCCACGATGACGGTGAGGCTATTCCCATCTAATGGCTGACATTCAGACGGTCTACGGCACGTTCACCAAAGCCACCGGCACGGGCAATCAGTCGGTGTCGACCCTGGCCTTTCAGCCCAAGGCGGTGTTCTTCTGGTGGAATAACCATACCGCCCAGGACACGTTTGAAGACGCCGTGCGATTCGGCTGCGGCCTCTACGACGGCACCTTCCAGGTGGCGATCTCCGCGGGGCACGCCGATGGGGGGGCGTCCGCCGACACGCTCTCCACCTTCGACGAAGCCTTCTGCATGCGCATGATGACGGAGGCCGGGTTCAACTATGCGCGGGCGGCTGGTGTCTCCCTGGATACGAACGGCTTCACGGTGAACTGGACGATCAATAACGGCCTGGCCGAGACGGTACATTTCCTCGCCGTGGGGGGCGCGGAGGTACAGGCCAAGGTTGGCGTGGTTGATAGCGGCACGGCCGTGACGACGGTGGCCGCCACGGGCGTTGGGTTCCAGCCGTCGTGTCTGCTCCTGATGCCGGTGTGGTCCACGGCCACGACCGCGACCGGGGACTGTCGCACACCGGCCATTGGGGTCACGGACGGGGTGAACCAGGGCTGCATGGCCGCGCACGGGGAAGACAACGTCAACCCCTCGAACACTACCCGGTATCAGCGCACGGACAAGTGTGTCGCCGCCCTGACGAACACGGGGGCGCTCCTCAAAGAGGCCGATATCAGTTCGATGGACGCGGACGGGTTCACCCTCAACTGGACGACCAATGGCGCCCCGGATGGCGGGGTCTATTACCTAGCGATCCGCATGGCTGGGGCGTCCCCGACCGTGGGCGCCTTCACGCAGAAGACGTCGTCGGGGACCAAAGCTGTGAGCGGACTCGCGGCCGAACCGCAGACGCTGTTGTTTCTCGGCGTGGGAAACACGGCCAGCGGCGTCGTGGTCGATGGCTGCCGAGCCTCGATCGGGGCGTATCAGCCCGCCAGCGATGTGAACGGCGCCGCGTGGCACGGGTCGACGCACGGGGTGACCCCGACGGAGGTGGTCAAGTACAACGCTTCGGCCAAGGCGGTGATCCACGCCACGCCGAATGCGACGGCCGCCAGTAGCACGATCGAGGCCGAGGCGGAGGTGTCAGCCATCGCGGGGGATGGGTTCACGCTGAACTGGACGACCGCGGATGCCGTCGCCCGCGAAGTGCTTTTTCTCAGCCTGCCCCTGGTGACGGCGCCGCCGGAAGCAGCCGACCTGTTCTGGTCGCCGCCGGTCGTGCATGTTGAAGGCGGGGCGCGTGGATGACCTGGCGCGACACCGACCGGCATTCTGAGCAGACCTTCGGGCCGGTCTTTATCCCGGCAGGCACCCTCCCGGCGCCTGATACCTGGCTCCCTCGCTATCCAGACTTCGCTCGAGCAGCGGTCATCTCCGCGGCGCTGATTGCCAGCTCCGGGGTGGCGGTGAGTTCGCCGTATCCGGTGGATGCTCGCGGTCAGGTGTTCTGCCACACGCAGGAAGACGGCACGTTCTCGGAGTGGACCTCGGTTACGGCCGATGCGGACCTCACGGTCGATGCCGCCGCTGCGTTAGCGAACACGCACTATGGGATTCAGGTTGTCGTTGACGACACCACCACCCTGCAAGCGACACAGGAGTTTGACCGGGTCAACGCACGGGACACGGGTGGCTGGTCACTTCGCTATCACGCAAGTCTTGAGAATCTAACCATCAATGTCGGGAATACGGTTGTCCCGATACGGCTCCAAGACGGAAGCGCGTTGTTCAGGTTCCAGTCGCTGATCTCAAACAACGGCGGAACGATTCAGGTCCGAGGACAGATACACAACGACGCAGGCGCCAACCAAAACGGCACCCTGATCACGCTTGACTCGCCCACGACAGAACACGTCTTCGCGTTTATCGCAACATGGGCATCGTCTGCGACAGCCTCAGATGGAACGCTAGAGTTTTTCATTGACGGTGTGTCGCAAGAGCTTCTGACGGGGCTCGACATCTACGACCGGAATGGCCCAGACATCCTTCGCGCTGGGTTGTCCGGCGCGGACGGGGTGACGGCGGGCACGTTCAAGATCGATGAAGTTTGCTTTCGAGACGACACCCAGTTAATCGAGGACGCCTACCTCCCCGACTGGCGTGGCGTCTACGATGACGTCCTTCCGCACTGGACGCCTATCCATCGAGCCGAGTATCACCGAGCGTTCTTTTTAGACCCGAACAAGCCGCCATACGCACCAGCGGATCTTGCCTGGGCGCCCACGCTCAGCTACCGATTCCTACAGCCTGGCCTCCCGGCTCTCGGCAGTATCGAAGGCAGGCTCCAGGCGCCTATTCCGGTCGCGGAGCACCCCCAGTCCCTCAAAGGTGGGCACAAGCACAAGCCGGGGAAGGCGTATGGGCCAGGGCAGGAAGGCTATGCCCAGGCGCTGGCGGCCTCGTCCGGTTCGTTCGATCCAGGGATCTTCCCGCCACTACTTCCAGGCTCGGTGGCGAGCCAGGTCGCACACTACCCCGACTGGATACCGGCGCCGCCACGGCTGCTGACCGCGGCACAGACCGCGTTTTTCCAGAGCCTTGAACCGATCGCGGCGCTCTACGACGAGTCGGAGTTCGGCTGGGCGCCAGCCTTTGACGCCCAGGTTCACCGCCGCCCAGAGGACCGCTACCAGCACCCGTCGTTCTTCGGCCCGGGCATTGAAGGCGTTGCCGATGTCGCCGCCGAGGAACTGGGCTGGCTGGCCGTCTACCCGGAGATGGCCCCCGGCCGCCGACCCATCGACTATCTGGGCCGTCTCGTCACGCCCGAGCTGCCTATCGATCCGCCGCCGCAACTGATCAACTGTGCGCGGGACTTCCTGGCCGCTGACACGACCACGTCCGCCACGGCCGAAGCCGTCGATGGGCTCTCGACCACGATCGACATTGTCCGCAGCGCCGAGATCGTCGCGTTCCTGTCGCTCGAGTCCAGCGTCGACACGTCTAACCGGGCGGGTAACTGGCGTCTCGTCATCGACAGCGAGACCGGGCCGACGATCACCCGCGAGCACAGCAACAGCAGCGACACCGGCAGCGTCGGCGTGCTGTTCCGTAGTGGGGTGCTCCCCGCCGGTACCTACACTGTCTCGGTTGAGCACTGGATCACGGGCGGGGCCGGCACGCTCACCACCGCCCAGGCCACGCTCGCCGTCATGGCGATGGAGGACCAGGGCGGGAACCCGTTCATCAACGCCTACGACACGGTCGCCAGTGACACGACGCTCTCGGCCACCCTCGAGGACATCGACGGGCTGACGCAGGATCTCAGTCTCGACGGGACCAACTTCGTGCTCGGGGCGCTCATGGCGAGCGTCAGCAATTCCGGGGCGAACAACCTCTCCACGCTGGCCATCGACATCGCCGGTGAGGACGGCACGATCAATCGTCTGGTCTCGGGCGCGGGAGACATCGGAGCGGCGGGGGTGGTCAACCGTTCCACGGCGCGGCTCACCGGGACGCAGACGGTCAAGGGGCAGCATGCGACCGACGGCGGCACGCTGACCACCGCCCCGAGCCTCCTGTTCGGCCTGGAGCTGGGCACCAGCCCCGCGGAGATTCCCTCGTCCCACGTCCGCGTCACCGCCGGGAGCACGACCTCGGCCAGTCTGGTCGACATCCCGGGACTGAATACCGACGTCATCCTCTCGCAGACGTCGAACATCCTGGCACTCCTGACGCTGGATGCGACGAAGTCGTCCGGGGGCGATGCCAACTTCGCCATCCAGATCAACGGCGTCGATCAGGAGGCCATCACGCGGACGTTCGGTGGGGCCAATGATGACGGAGCCGTCGTTGTTGTCGCGCTGACCGCGGCACCCTTGGCCCCCGGGACATATACGGTCACCGCCCGCTGGTCGACGACAGGCGGGACGCTCTCGATCTTCAACGAAGCGAACCTGACCGTCCTCGCCTGCGAGCACTCGCTTCGCGTGGACGTGCCCGAGCTGAGCTGGGCGCCCACTTACCCCGACTTCGCCCGCACCCAGCAGCCAGCCGCCGAGTTCCCGGCCTTCGTCTTCGTCGGGGAGCCCGCGGATGTGCCGCCGGCCGCCGAGCGCCTGGCCTGGCTGGCTGTCTACCCCGACTTCGCTCGTGGGCTGACGCTCGACACCGCCAACCAGCCGACGGGCGCCTACGCCCCGGATGTCGACGAGATCGATGCCGTCGCGCTCTATCCGACCTGGGAGTCGACGGCACCCAACCAGCTCCCGGCCTGGACCACGACGCATGGCGCCCAGCTCCAGCAGCCGTTCTTCTTCGACCCGGAGCCACGGCCGGATGCCTACGACCCGCAGGAGCTGGGCTGGGCTCCGAGCTACGCAGACTTTGCTCGTGCCGAGACGCTGCCGACTGCCGCCCAGACCACCGGCGCGTTCCTGCCCGACCTGGACGACATCGCCGCAGGGTTGCTGTTCCCGACCTGGACGCCGACGTATCCCGACGAGCTGCTGCCGGCAGTGCGCGTCCCGGCCTTCCCGGCCCTGGCGTATGTCCCCGACCTGGCCGACTTCGCCGCCGAGGCCGCGTTCCCGACCTGGCTACCGACGTATCCAGCCTTCGCCCGCACGACACCGCCGACGACCGAGTTCCCGGCGTTCGTGTTCGTGGGGGAGCCGAGCGATACGCCAGCGGCGGCAGAACGCTTCGCCTGGGAGCCGGTACTCCCTGACTTTGCGCGGGTCAGCACCCTCTCGGTCGCGGCGCAGCCCTTCCTGTTCTACCAGGAGGACGTTGACGAGCTCGACGCCGAGGCGCTGTATCCGACCTGGTCGCCCGTCTACCCAGCGACGGCGCCTGGGACGTCGCTCCTCACGGCCCAGCACCCGACGTTCGTCTTCTACCCTGAGCCACAGGTCGACGTTCCCACGATTCCGTATTCGGTCTACCCGGATGCGCTCGAGCCGCTCGCCCGCACGGCATGGTATCCGTCGATCTTCTCGCAGATTGACGTCGCTGACATTGCGGCGGAGACGCCCTACCCGACGTGGTTGCCGGTCGCCCCCTCGTTTGCGCGAGCCGCGCATGTTCATGTCAGCCAGATCCCATCGGTCTTCTATGACTCGACGGCGACCTTGCCGGCCGCTGCTGCCCCGGAGCTGAGCTGGGCGCCAACACTGAGCTCGCGGTTCAGGCAGCCTGGCCTCCCATCGCTTGGTTCGTATGTCGCGTCCCTGCAGGCGCCGCTCAGGCGGTGGCCGGATGCGGTCTACCCAGACGCGATCGAGCCGACCCGGGGACTGCACGCCTCGCAGCAGCGCCCGTTTTTCTTCGATACGGAACCGATTCCGAACCCGGTGCCGGATGTCGTTTCCTCGAGCTATCCAGACCAGGTCGAACCGCCGCGTGGCCTGCCGACCGCGCTGCGCCCGTCGTTCTTCGCGCCCGCGTTCTGGCCGCCGAATACAGACGTCCCCAAGTTGGCCTGGACGCCGGTCTACCCCGGTCGGATCGACCCGCCGCAGGGGCTGACACCCTCGCTGCATCCGTCGTTCTTCCAGCCAGCCGCCTGGGCGCCGAACATCTCTGGCCCAGCGATTGGATGGCTGCCGGTCTACCCGACGACGTTGCCGCAGTGGGACGCGACCACCCACGCGAGTCGCATTCGCAGCGTCTTCTTCGACCCGGCGGATCTGAAGATTGACGTCGACCAACTGGCGTGGCACCCGGTCTACCCAGACGCGCTCCCTCAATGGGCGCTCTCGGTCCATACCAGTCGCATACCGTCGTACGCCGAACCTGGTTTCTGGCCGCCGAACACTACGATTCCAGACCTGAGCTGGTCGCCGGTCTACCCAGACTTCGCTCGCGTAGCCGAGCTGCACGCCAGTCAGATCCCGAGCGTCTTCCCGCCGGCCTTCTGGCCGCCAAACACTGGCGTCCCAGAACTGGCCTGGGCGCCGGTCTATCCGTCGCGGATAGCGCCGACGCAAGGACTCGAGGCCCAGCACCAGCGAGCGACGTTCTTCGACCCCGACCCACAGGTCACGCCCATTGACGAGGCGTGGTGGCGTCCGGTCTATCCGTCCTGGCTGGCGCCGCCCACCGGGCTTGCGCCCTACCTGGCCCCGTCGTATGCCGAACCGGCATTCTGGCCGCCGAACACGCCAGTTCCGGCGCTGAGCTGGACGCCCGACTACCCGGCACAGCTCGCACCGCCAGCGGGGCTGCCGGCGTATCAGCAGCAGACGGTCGCGTTCAACCCGGCCCCACAGGTCGACCCGGTCGATGAGCTGGCGTGGCGTCCGGTCTATCCCGACATCGTGCGCGGGCTGTCGGTCCATGCGAGCCAGCAGGATGCGTTCGTCCTCTACGAAGACCCGCTGCCAGACGAGCCTGTGCTCTCGTGGGCGCCGGTCTATCCAGACTCCGCGCCTGGTCGCCCGCCGCTCACGCCGACCGTCATTACGCCGGTCTATCTGGGCGAGCCTGTCATCCCCCAGGCCGTGCTCTCGTGGGCGCCGGTCTATCCAGACTTCGCCAGGCGCCAGCTCTCGAATGCGGCGTTCCAGTCGTTCTGGTTCCAGCCGGGCCCAGAGGTCTACCCGAACGACGGGATCGGCTGTATCCTCGTCACAACTGAAGGACTCGCGCAGCCGCTGATGGTGAGCGAGCTCGTGGGGGCGCCGGATCTCGACACCGAGACGCTGACGCAACCGCTCATGGTAGATGAACAGGTGTGCTAGATGCCCAAGCCGACCATCTTTGACGACGAGATCGCGGAAGAAACGACCGCGCAGTATTCGGCCATACTGAAAGACGAGGACGACAATGTCATCCCGGCCGCCTCGCTCGCCTCGTTCACGCTCACGCTCTACGTCAAGGACGTGGGGGGCACGACCATCATCAATGGCCGCGACGGCCAGGACGTCCTGAACGCCAATAATGTCGTGGTCGATGCGTTCGGTGCGGTGCTCTGGACGATGCAGGTAGCCGACAACGCCATCCAGAACTCAGCCCTAGACTACGAGCGACACTACGCGCTATGGGAGTTCACCTGGACCCGCGGTGGTGGCGGGACCGGCCTGGGCCGCCATGAAGTGGTGTTCATTATTCGGAACCTGGTGAAGGTGCCGTAGGTGGCCTACTCCTTCCGCTCGAGCTCGGCGCTGGTTCAGACCTTTGGTGCGTCGATCACGGTCGCGGCGCCAGCGGGCATCGTCGCGGGGGATCTCCTGGTCTTCAGCCTGGTGCAGAAGGCTAAGGACTGGGGGACGTTCCCCGCCGGATGGGTGCTCGCCATCCACGGAGTGGCCGAGGCGGGTTCGCGTACCGAGATATGGTACAAGCGAGCCACGGGGAGTGAACCCGCGAACTACACGGTCACGCTGATCGACGGGTTCTTCGATTCCCTGGCAACGCAGGGCATCATCGTGGCCTACGCGGGCGGGTTGGCCGCGGGGGTCATGCACGACCAGGTCGCCTTCCGCGACAACCCCGCCGGAACGAGCGGAGCGCCGAGTATCTCTCCGACCACTATCAACCAACTGGTTGTTACGGTGGAGGGGAAGTCTACGGCTGCGCCATTCCCCGGATCTTCGCCATCGTTGGGCGTCCCGTTCAGCGCGGCTTGGTTTCCCATGACGTCCCGGGCGAATCAGGGGTCGTCCACGCCCTCACCCATCGGCATTGGCGTAGCCGAGCGCCTGACGTTTGCGACGGCGTCTCCCACGGGCGACGTGACGGGCTACGACACGACCTTCGGGAGCGCGGCTGCCATCGCGTCGTTCTTCCCCGCGGTCACCGAGCCTGGGCCTGGCGGGCCAACGCGCTACTACCCGGTGACGTCGTTTCCGTCCGTGCGGGTGGGTGGTCCTTGGGTTGGCGTCTGGGGGGACAAGGCAACCGCTGACCCGAACGGGGATTCCGGGGCTCTGCGATTGCAGACCTCGAAGGTTGACGGTGGCTGGCTTCGGCCATCTGCAAATCGTTGCAACCGGCAAGGGAACTACGATTTCGCGTGGGCGCGATTCGCCACGCCACCGCTCGTCGCGCAACTCATCGACGGAACATTCGACGTGTGCTTCCAGGTGCGGGCGGCGTGGGAGGACGCGGTATTGGCCGATACGACGGCCTCTGTCGTGGTCTACAAAGTCCACGTCTATATCGCTATCGGTGAGTCAACGACCGTGCGCCACACGCTGCTTGATAATTACGTTGATTCAGGTGCGTGGGTTGGGCCGCCAGTCACCGCGACCTACCAGGGGCTCGCTGGGCCTCCCACGCTGTTGCCGAACAGCACCGTGGACGGAGACGTCATCGTGATCGAGATCGGGGCGCGGATTGTGTCGTCTCCCACGCCAGCGCCGACCTATCCCGCCAGTAATATGACCGCCCTCCCCATCAACGGGATTGGCGTGACGGACACGGTCAATGCGGCCTACGTCGATGCTGCTCCGGGGGATACGTTCGCCACGTTTGCTCCGTGGATGGAGTTCTCGGGGACACACGTCCCGGCGGCTGTCCCGCTGCCCCCAGCGAACGGGTCGTGCGCGACCGCCACCGTGATTGCCTCGCTCCCGTATGACTCTGGGTTCATCGACACCACGCAGGCCACCGATCCCGGGTGGAACCCCGGCGGCTCCCCGAAAGATGGCGGGCGGGCGGTCTGGTGGACGTGGACTGCCGACCGGAACGGGACGGTCTTCTTTGCTACTCGCGGCAGCAACTATCCCTGCAGTACCTATATCCTGCAAGGCGGGTGCGGGGGGCTGAGCTTCGGGTCAGCGTCTTGGAATACGCGGCGGCGGTACGGGACGGGGCGTGACCAGGGGTCAGCGTCCATGGATGTCGTGGCTGGCGTCACGTACCACATCGTCGTGCAGCATTGGCAGAGCGACTTCTTCACCTATGGCAACAACCAGGGCGGATCGTGCCGACTGCTCGGGTTCTACCGAGAAGTACCAGTAGAAAACGACATCTATATTGTCTCCGGCGACGTGCTTGCCTTGCGCGAGACGAGTCCTGGCGTGCTGACGCCTGTCAATTTGGGCTCAGAGAACGTGCCGTCAGAACCGGCCGGCGTGGCTATCGACTACACCAAGCGGCCCATGGTGTCCGTCGAGGGAGTGAGCCCGCATGTAGACGAGCGGTTGCTCGTCGCGTCGTTCGCCTTTGGGCACGTCGATGTCATGGACCTAAAGACCCTGGCGTGGTCGGATGGGTTCACGGGATACGTTGACTACTTGAGTCCGTGGGGGGCGCTAGGTCCGAATGCTGCCCAGATGTACATCACGGCAGCGGGGTTCCTGTGGTTCGGCCAGTTCGGGAACGGGTTCCACCTTGTGGGCAGTGCCGGCCTGCTTCCGGCGTTTCTTGATAACGTGAGCGATGACCCCGACATCAGCACCCCGCTTGGGGTTGAGGCGATCAACGGGACGTCACAGGCTGGTTCGCCGTTCGCCTACCAGACCCTGAACGCCCCGCACCCCGTCGTGGAGCACACGGCTGTCTGGTGCTTCACGGTGGACGAAGCGAACAACATTCTCTTTTACTCCAGTGGTGGACAGTATTCGTCAGAGACAGGCGACCATCCCACGCGAAACAACATTGCGGCCGTGCAGATCAAGCGGTACGACCTGTCGACGAATACGCAACTCGCGGACTTCGCCACGGTCACCCCGGCCGCTGGCGTGAACCCGGGGCTCAAGGGGATGAGATTCTTGCCGGGAGATGGGGGGTTGCTCGTGTGCAACGGCTCTCAGGTCTTGCGGCTCAGCAGCGCAGGCGCCGTGGTGGGGACGTTCACGCCGTCCATTCCGGCGGAGTCCAATACCCTGCAAGACCTCGTGGTCCTGGCGGATCAGTCCGCGTTCTGGGTGCAGGATCTCAACACCACCCGACTGTTCAAGTTCGACCTGGCGGTCGGCATCGAGGTTGCCACATATCAGCCCTACGCCGAACAGGGCGGCTTTGTGCAGATGGCGATCTATCTCCCTGATGGGCATTCGATCTGCCCGCCTGGCTCAGCCCCCTGTCCACCGCCGCCCTGCTTGGACCCACCGTGTGGTCCACCACCACCACCGGGGCCGGGCCCGAGCGAGGGATGCCCGCCGGTGTCGCATGTGCCGACCGCGAGCTCGACTGGGGGCGGCTGTGCCCCTGTGCCTAATCAAGGAGAGTAGTGATGATGCGACGACTTCTATTCGGTATCGTGGCAGGGTTGCTGCTCGGCGCCGTGCTGCTCGAGGCCCAGGCGCTCTCGCCCGGGGTGCTGCAGCTCCTGCAGCGTGACAATACCTGGACGGGGACGCAGACCTTCAACGCCAGCGTGGGTGACGGCGGGATCGAGCTGACGGATGGCGCCCCGACGACGACGTCCATGCGGTTGTATCGCGTGGGGAGCACGCTCTACTTCAACGGCAGCATCGTGGCGGCCATCGCGCCCGGCGCGGCCGTGCCGCACAACCTGTTGTCGGCAGACCATCCTGACACCAGCGCACAGAGCCCCGTGCGGGGTGACCTGGTCGTGGCAACCGCCGCCCCGAACTGGGAGCGGTTCGCTATCGGGGGCGTGGGCTCGATGCTGCGCTCCAACGGTGGCGACCCCGTTTGGTCGACCGATGCGTCGTCCTTGACGCAGCTCAACGCCTCGCAGCTCAGCGCCGGGAGCGTGCCCCTGGCGCGGCTCTCTGGCATCACGAACACGCAGATCGCGGGCGCTGCCGCCATCGCCTGGACGAAGCTGGACACGACGGGGAGTTCGCTCGCAGACCTCGTTACGCGGTCGGCCGCTGACCTGTCGAGTGGCACCCTGGCCGATGCGCGTCTCGGCGCGACCGTCTCGCTCCTGGGGCAGACCATCGAATCGGCCGAGATCACGAACGGCACGATCGTCTTCGCGGACTGGGGGTCGAATGCGTGCGGCGCCGGCCAGGTCGCACAGTACAACGGGGCCGCCTGGGTCTGCGCGGCGGATGCGGGCACCGGCACCGTGACGTCGGTAGCGATGACCGTGCCGGCGATCTTCTCATTGGCGGGTTCGCCCGTGACGACCACCGGAACCTTCGCGCTCACGCTGGCGACTGAAGTGGCGAACACGGTCTGGGCTGGCCCGACGACCGGGGCCGCGGTAGCACCAACCTTCCGTGCGCTCGTGGACGACGACATCCTCGACACGCTCACCGTGGCAGGCACGGGCAACGTCACCTGGGCGTCCATCAACCAGTCGGCCTCAACGCTGGCTGACTTGAATACGCGGCTCATCTCGGACACGACCGGCACGCTCGCAGCCACTCGCGGCGGCACGGGCGTCATTACAGTGGCGGCGGGGCAGTACCTGCGGGCCAGCGGGCTGGACACCTGGGCGACGAGTGCCATCCTGGCGGCTGACCTCCCGGCGACGGCGCTGACCACCACGTCCGTGTCCTCACTGACGAACAAGACGATTGACGCGGAGGCGGCTGGCAACATCATCACGCTACCCGTGGTTGAATACCTCAAGGCGGCCACCTGTAACAACGCGACGGCGGATACCGACTGGTCCTTCGAGACGACGCTCCCGGCGGTGCCGACCTGTGTCACCGGCACCAATACGCAGCGGGGCGTCCTGGGGTTCACGGACGCCGGGACAATCCTCAAGGCCCACACCGAACTGCGCCTCGCGGGGGACTGGGACGTGGGTGTCGTGGACGCGGAGTTTACCTGGCACACGACCGCCGTGTCTGGTGCAGTCGTCTGGCAGCTCGAGACGACGTGCGTGGCGGCCGGTGAGACGGGTGACCCAGCGTTCAACACGGCCCAGGTCGTCGTGAGCAACGCGCAAGGGACAACCTTGTTCTATCAGGAAGCGGCGATGGCTGGCGTGGACATGACCGGATGCGCCGCAGGCGAGCATCTCTATCTGCGCGTGAGTCGTGATCCGGCCCATGTGTCGGATACACTGGCAGCGACAGCGAGTCTTGTCGGCCTCGAGTTGACGTATCGGAGGGCCATGTGATGACGATTCCCTGGAAGACGGTAGGTTACGGCCTCGTCGGGTGTTTCCTGGGGCTCCTGCTCTACGGACTGACGCTCCATCTCTGGACCGACCACGCAGCCATTCACGAGCTCGCCGGCCTCGAAGTGCAGCGCCAGGCGGCGGAGGAGTAGATGGCCTACGCAAGCGTCACGCTCTCGAATCTCCGCCAGCGCCTGCAGGACAAGTGGGAGGGCGTCCCGTTCTGGTCGGAGGAAGAGGCGCTGACCGCGATCAACGAGAGCCTGCACGTCTGGAACATGCTCACCGCCATGTGGAAGGTGCGGGCGACCGTGCTGACGACGCCCAATGACCCGTGGGTGCCGCTGCCGAGTACCATGACCTATGGTCTGCGCGTCGAGTTTGGCGGGCATCCACTCGGTCTGAGCTCGATCCAGGCGCTCGACCTGGCGATTCCGCGGTGGCAGGGACAGACGACCGCCTCTGGTGGGTCCGTGCCGACGTCGCCGCGAGTTTTTGCGAAGGCCGGGATCAACCTGTTGGCTATCTGGCCGGCGGATGCGGTAGGCCTCAACAGTCTGGTCGTCGACTCGGTCACTGAAACGCCGGTGCTCCAGACCAACGACGATACGGTAGACGTAGGGGAAGAAGACCTGAACACGCTCCTGGGCTACGCGCTGCATGTAGCGTCGTTCAAGGAGGCGGGTCCACGGTGGCAGTCGACGCAAGGGTACTACCGGGCGTTCATGACGGCGGCGGCGGATCGGAACCATCGGCTCCGCACCAGTGCGTACTTCCGTGTTGCCATGGGCCTCGACCAAGCCCCGATGCAGCCCTTCCGTGTGCGTGAGTCACTGGATGGGAAGCATCAGACGCAAGCATCATGAGCCAGATTACTGACCAGGCGATTCTGTCGGAGATGCAACGACACCTTATCGAAGTGGTGAACGGGGGGTTGTCGTGGGAGTCTGACCTGTGGACGGTGGACGAGGTTCACGGGTATCTGAACCAGCGGCAGAACCGGTTCCTGCGCGAGACGATGCTGCTGCAGTCCTGGGCGAATGTGCCCTACGCACCGTCGCAGCTCCGGCACGACCTCCCCACGGACTTCGTGGCGCTCGCGCGGGTGGTGTGGAAGAGCTCGACGGGCGTGTTCTACGGGCTGCCACGGACGGATGGGTTCGCCGCGGACTACGGCGACAGCGATTGGCCGACCGCCTCCGAGAGTCGCCCCCGGTTCTACATGGAGGCAGAAACTCCGACGCGCACCATCCAGGTCGCCCCGGTCACGACGGACACGGGGTCGATCGAGATCCTCTACGTGGCGCTGTCGGCGGTCCTGGGGAATGAGTATGCCGAGTTCTTCACCGTGCCGGACCTGTTCGTTCCAGCCGTGAAGTGGGGCACGCTGGCTGACATGCTCGCCAAGGTGGGCCGAGGACAAGACAACCCCCGAGCGGGCTATTGCGAGAGTCGATACCGGGAAGGTGTCATGGCGGCACTGTTGCTGCAGGAAGGGCAATAGATGGCTCAAGGATCTGAAGGCGCCACTCCGCGCGGCACCGGACTCGACGTCACGCGCTCGGAGTATGAAGCCCCGTTCTCGACGCCGACGATGCGCCTGGGGACGAACGGGCTCGAGCTCCGCAAGGACCAGGACACGCTCGAGGGGGCAGCCGCCATCCTCACGAACATGCACCACGACAACGATGGGGAGCTCCGCGCCCGTAACGGGCTGACCTCCTACGCGACGGCCGGGGTGAACCATCACAGCTATGAGCGGATGAACCACCCGCGGGCGGGGACCGCGACCGCGTTCTGGGGGATCGATAGCAGTGTGTATCGAGGGGCGTCTGGTGCGCTGGTCCTGACGGATAGTGGGTACAGCGGGAACCCGCTGACGATGGTGGAGCACCGGGTCGAGCAGAGCGGCGAGCCCTGGATCTTCGTCGGAGACGACCAGCGGAATCGAAAGATTCGATCGGACGGTCTGACGTTGACTATCGGGCTGCCCGAGCCCGCGGCGGCGCCGGCGGCGGTACTCGCGGCCCCTGACGTGACCTACGTCGCGCACTTCGACGCGGCGGATGGAACCGAAGCGGCCGCCTGGACGGGCCACGGCGGATTCAATTACTCCGAGCCTCCGGTAGCGACGGGGCCAGCGATTGCGAATGTGGGGCAGGGGCCATACGGGTCGCCGGAACATGTCGAGTTCGCGGCGATCATTGGGGCCGCGGTTCCGCTGGACCCGACCGGGTACTACAGCTTCTGGGACATTGCCAAGGTGCTGGACCTCAGTACGGTTGGCGCCGTCCCGGCGAGCGACGAGGACATTTTCCACCTCTGGACCAAGTTCTCGCATCCCGACAAAGTCACGGAGGCTCGGATCTACTTCACGATCACGCCGACGTTCACGTCGGGGGTCGTCCCCGGAACGAGCCAGACGACAGACGCGAGTGGCACCCGCCTGGAGAACTCAGACTTCTACGTCAAGAGCTTCCGGCAGTCGGACTTCGCGTTGTATCTGAGCGCCCTTGGGTCGAACATTGCCAGCGGCGCCGTCGCTCAGGAGAACCGTGCGATTTCACAGGCAGACGTACAGGACGTCCAAAGCGATCTAGGGCTCGATACGACCGATCCGAATTACGTCACCAACATGAAGGACGAGCTCCACCAGCGTGGGATCGCCACGTCATCAGGCACGACGGCCTCCGTGGAGGCATCGGGTGGCGCGCATGAGTGGGTGGAGTTCGGCAAGATTGGGGTGCCTCTGCGGCGAGGGGACTTTCAACGGGTCGGTTCAGACCCGGCCCTCGACTGGGCCGATGTCTCTGGCATTACGATCCTGTTGATTCTGGAGCCGGGCGTGACGATCGACGTCTCGGTAGCGTTCGACAACTTCTACCTCACCGGGGGATATGGCCCCGACTCCATCGAGCCAGGCGCGCTGCTGTATGACTATCGCTACACGCACTTCGACCCACGCACCGGGGAAGAGGGCAACCCGTCACCCGAGATGGCGACCACGGCGTTTGTGGGGGCGCTGCGTTCCAAGATCAATGTGACGCCAGTCGCCTTCGGCGCTGCGGCCATGCGCCAGCGCATCTACCGCCGCGGCGGTAGCCTGATCAACGACTGGTTCTACGTCGGTGAGAACACCAGCGATGGTGGGGTCTACGTGGACATCCTGACGGACTCGGCCATCATTGCGGCTGGGCAGCTCGAGCTCGACCATTGGCAAGCGGTCCCCTCGGTCGATGCGAGTGGCGTCGTCGTCAAGGCCGCGCCTGTCCGGTCGTTCTTCGGCCCTATCAATGACGTACTGTTCGCGCTCGGTGACAAGTGGCGACCTGGGCATCTGTACTACTCCTTGCCGAACGAGCCCGATCACTGGCCGGCCGAGAACCATGTCGAAGTGTGCTCGCCGTCAGAGGAGCTCATGGCGGGTGTGCTGTTCGGCGGCCAGGGGTTCGTATGGTCGCGCCGCCGCCTGTATGCCGTGTATCCGTCGCTGACCCAGTTGAGCGGGGTCACGGTCACGCCGACCCCGTGCAAGCGTGGACTCGTGTCGCCCTGGTCGTGGGCGGTGGGCCCGGGGAGTATCTTCTTCTGCGACTTCGAAGGCGTCTGGAGTACGACCGGTGGCGAGCCGACCGTTCTGTCGCTCTCTATCGAGCCGCTGTTTCGTGGCCAGACCGTCAATGGCTACGAGCCCATCGACTTCTCGACCACGGACCATGTCCGACTCGCCGTGTTTGAGCACGAGCTGTGGTTGAAGTATCGGGACACCGGTGGTGCGACCCAGGTCATGGTGTTCTCGCTCGTGCATAATTTCTGGCGTCATTACAAGTTTGGGGTGTCGGTCAATACCGTGACGGCTGACGAGACGGCTGATGCCAGGCGCTTGATCGTCGGTGGCTCTGGCGTGTCCTATACCCATGAGGGCACGTCCGACTTCGGCCAAGCGATTGCCTGCCAGTGGCGGAGTGGCTCGGAGGACTTCGGGAAACCACGCGAGGACAAGCTGTTTGGGGATCTGATTGTCGACATCACGCGGAACGATGCGGTCGCAGTGACCGCGCAGACCTTCTTGAACAACGAGCAGTTCACTGGGGTCGCGCAATCAGTAGGCGAAGGCGTCGGCCGCGAGCGATACATCTTCGATCCATTCGGCACCGGCCCGCAGCAGGGGCGCAATCTGGCGCTCGACATCTCGTGGTCGACGGGCCTCGTTAGTCCTGTCATCCATTTTGCGGGTGTCAGCATCATCACCGAGCCTGACATCATCATGCAGCGGGTGACGCAGTGGGACAAGATGTCTCACCCCTACGAGTCGTACTTGTTCGGGGTCACCATCCAGGCCCAGACGTACGGTGAGGACATCACGCTCCTGGTGGAGTATGACCTGGGCGGGGTCATCCTGACGGCGGCCACCATCGTGCTCAACTGCGATGGGCGACACCGGCGGTTCTTTACCTGGCCGGTCGTCCATGCGAACTTCGTGCGCCTCCGTCCCACCACGGACTGTGGCCCCTGGAAACTCTACGAGTTGGACTGGATTGCTGACCCGCAGCCGGCGCGCATTCCGGGATGGGATAGCAACTGGGAGGAGCACTGGGACACGTACCATACCGGGCTTGATCTGGATTGCGATACGTTCGGCGCGACCAAGACGGTCGAGGTCTACGCCGACACCCAGATTGGCGACGACACGACGGACCCGGTCAAGCTCTTGGGGACGTTCCCGGTGGTGGCGAACGGACGGAAGGTCGTCCACATCACCCTGCCGTGGGGCCGCGCCCACCTGTATCGGTTTGTGGCGATCGATGCGAACGACGGACTGCTCTACAACCATCGGTGGCACCTGGACGCAGAGCCCAGCGAGCAGACAAACTGGAACCAGAACTTTACGGTGGCGGGGGCGCTGCCCGACAAATACCTAAAGGCCATCATCCTCGAGTGCGACACCTACGGCGTCAACAAGACGGTCACGATCGAGGTTGACCATGTCGTCGTGGAGACGTTAACTGTCAACGCCAACGACCGCCAGGTGCTTGAGTTCTCCTTCGCGCAGCACTTGGGCCGGGTCTTTCGGCTCTGGGCGACCGACGCGAACCAGGGCCGGCTGTACAACATCCAGTGGGTGTTCGACCAGGAACCGTTGGCCTTGTCTCGGTGGGAGACGCAGGAGCTCGACCATGGGCTGCTTGGATGGCAGACTCCGCTCTTCGCCCACATCACGCTCAAGAGCACGGCCGATGTCACGTTGCAGATTACCGTCCATGGGCAGTCTGGCAACAGCAAGACGCTGACCTACATCATCCCGCACACGAGCGGCCGGAAGCAGAAGCTGTTCTTGCCATTCGAGGCCTACAAGGGGGTGCTGTTCAAGTGGGTGCTGACGAGCACGGTGGCGTTCTGGCTCTACCGGGAAGAGTCGCATGTCATTGTGCAACCGTGGGGTGGGGACCAACCGATGCGTATTCACCCGTGGGGCAACGATGACCTGGACATCACGCGGACGATGACCTCGTCGGCGTTGGCTGCGGCGCGGTCGGGAGGGGGGACAGGGTAGATGGCGACCAGGAAGACGGGGATGCCGCACGTCCAAGAGATTCAGGACCGGGCGGTGCAGCAGGCGATTCGATTGGTCTACGAGCGGCTGTCTATTCTTGAGACGGAGACAGACCCGCTGCTCGTCACGGGCGCTGGGCGTCGACCACGGGAGGCGACGGCGAAGGCGAAAGCCTCAAGCCGTATCAGCAACATCATTGATCCGGCCGAGGCCCAGGACGCCGCGACGAAGGCGTATGTCGACCGAGCAATCAGCGGTTACCGAAACGAGAATGCCGCGCTGCGGAGCGAGCTCCGTCGACTCGCAGCGGTGGTGGCGGCCCTGCCATGACGACTGATGCCGGCGTGGTGCTGTCGATGCCTGACGTGCGGGTGCTCCCGCCGGAGGACTGGGATCGGTTGGCGGAGTTCCATCCGTTCACGGAGTTCGGGATTCCGCACCCTGAGTATGCGACAATCGTCGTGGCCGAGGAGCAGGACGAGATCGTAGCGTTCTGGTGTCTGTTCCAGACGGTTCATGTCGAGCCCATGTGGATAGCCGATGCCCATCGGCACCGTCCAGGGCTCATTCGACGGTTGTGGAAAACCGTCACCACGGTACTGGCAGACGCAGGGATTCCGGCGGCGTTCGCGGTGATCCTCGACGAGAATGCTCAGGCCACCCTCTCCCCGGCCTTGCGCCTCGGGTTCAAGAAGGTACCTGGCGACCTGTTTGTCATCACACCAGGCAAGGAGAAAACCTAATGGCTCCAGCCATTCCATGGATCGTCAAAGGTGGCATAGCCATTGCGGGTCACTACGCAAACAAGCGCGCGGCCAACAAAGCATCCTCGAGGGGTGGCGAAGAGGAGCTCGCCAGGACGGGGGCACAGGGCGCGGCGGGCCGCCTCGGTCGGCAAGGCGAGCAGGCGTTCGATACCGGGTTCGGCCAAGGGTACGAGCCGGCGATGGGGTACTTCCGCAGCCTGGCGCGTGGCGGGAACGCGGCCCAGGTGGCCACGGCTGGTCCTCGAGCGCAGATCACCGACGCCTACCGGGGAGCCAACACCGCGCTGGACAAGAACCTCATGGACCCGGCGCAGAAGGCCCAGGCTCAGGCCGGGAACGCACGGGACGTCGCGGCGCAAGTCTCCCGGTTGACGGCTGGCGTGCAGCCGATGGCGTATTCCCAACTGGCGAACATGGGGATGCAGGGGATGGAGCTGGGCGGTCGGTCGACCGCGCAGTCCGGTGGCCTCTATGGGGGACTCTTGCAGCAGGGGTCTGGTGATCGCCACAAGGGCAACGAGGAGCAGCGCCAGAGCGGGTCGGCGTTCGGTGGGTTGTTTCGGGATCTGATGGGCGGGCTGAACTTCGGTGGGAGTGGCAATAGTGGCGGGGGGATCTGGGAAGGTGGACAGGGGCTGCCCGGGACGAACCGTGGGATGCCGCCACCGCCGCCACGGATGGGGGCCGGCGCTGCGCGTGGTGGCTTCAGGGGCGGAGGCTTCTAATGAGTTATCTCAGTGGGTTCATCGAGGGGTTCCACGGGCGCCACCGCGAGAAGGAAGCCGAGAGCCAGCGGCAGGCTGAGGTGCAGTCGCAGCGGGAGATGAGCATCTTCGACGCGCTGGCGAACTCCCCCGACCAGGAAGTGCAGCAACTGGCGATTGCCGGGTTGTTACACTCCGCGAAAGGGCCGAAGAAGAAGGGTGGCCTGGCGGGGTGGATGGGGGAGGTTGAGAAGTCTCCCTACATGGACATGATTCGCGGCCTCTCCCCGACGACGACCTCGACGAAACAGGTCGCAACGGGGCGCAGCCTCCCGTCCGCGTCGTTCACCGGGGTCGGGCAGGGGCAATCACCAGGGCCGCAGGCAGGGCCGCAGGCAGGGCCGCAGCCAGGGCCGCAGGCGCAGCAACCGCAGCAGGGGCGGTTGGCTCAACCGCCTGTGGGGCAGCGTGATTTCGGGGGGCGCCAGATGGGCATGGTTCCGCCGGGGTATGCCGAGGGCGTTGACTCGCGTGGGCTCGGGGGGAACGCCCCGGCCGCCGCGCAGTCGATGCAGCCAGGGCAACCGGCCGCTGCTCCGCAGGAGTCACGACTCGGTCGGATGACCAGGCCCGTCGGTGGTCCGCAGGGACCGACCGCGCAGAACCTGGACATCACATCCCAGACGCCAAACGTCCTGGGTGGTGAGGTCAGCGTATCGCCGGGCGAGACGCAGTACGAAGACCGCCAGGTGACGTCGCCTCGGCAGTGGTTCCGTACCCCTGAATATGCGGCAAAGCAGGGGGCGGACCTTCGGCGCGGTGAGCTCACGAAGGACATGGAGTTCTGGCGGCAGAACTTCCCGAATATGTCCGACGAGCAGATCGCGGAGCTGGCGTCTGGTCATAACGTGTTCAACAACAGTCAACGGGGCGCCAACATGCAGCGCGTGGAGCTCACCGGTCCTGACGGCGAGCCCATGATGGGATTCTTCGACCCGCAGCGGGGCATCTACTTCGATGCCCAAGGACAACCGGTCGACAACCCGCAGCCGTACGATGAGCCAGGAGCCGTTCGTCCGATCACGTACGCCGGGCCGGATGGGTCACCGCGTCGAGCCAATTTCCAACCAGACACTGGCACCTACACTGACGTGGAGACGGGCGAGGTCGTGGACAACCCGGCGGTGTACTCAGCACCGCGACAAACGACGTGGGGCCAGCCTATCTTCGACGCCAACGGGCAGGCCTACCAAGGACGCAATGATCAACCAGGGGTCATGCCGCTCGCAGGCTTTCACGGGCGCGTGGATGACCAACGAGTAGCGAGGGCGCAGAATTATCTCGCTACGACATATAAAAACATTGACCCCATCGTCAGGGAGGCTGCGAGCACGCGCACGAACCGACTCGCGTATGAGAGGAGCCAACCCCCCGATGTCCAGGCGTATTTGCGAGGCCTCGACCCAGTGGCGTGGCAGCAGGCCGTGCGGAATTACGTCTTAGAGGACACGGTTGCCAGGGAGCGCCTCTATGAGAGCGCGGAGATCCTGGTGAACACGGCGAACCAGACGCCACAGTTTACGGGGAGCTACGACCAGCAGATGCCGAGCATGGGCATCCTTGGACAAGGGGTCAAGAAAGACCACGACCAGTTCGACCTCTTGGCCTCGTTGTTCGCGGACGCTGAGGATAACCCCGAACAGATGGACGCCCTCTCGGACGTCTGGGAAGACTTCATCACGCAGTATCAGCAACGGTACCCAGAGGGTCGCGCCGCCTCGCCACCGCCAGGACAGTAAGCGATGCCGCCACAGCAAGCGCCGCGTCCGACGCCCGAAGACGCCTATCGCCAAACCGAGAGTGCGGAACCGCCACGTCGCACCCCCTTCGCGGATGGCGAGCGGATGCTCGCGCAGATCCGCGCGCGCAGAGCCGGGAAGGCGGGCGCGCCTGAACCGTCAGGGTGGGACCGCCTCGGGAAAGGTGCGAAGGCCGTCGCCACGGGGGTCAAGAACGTCGGGGTGGGGTTGGCGGAGTTCGCGGGGACGGCCGCCTACGAAGCCAGCCCCCTCGGCCTTTACGGGATCATGTCAGGCCGGGAGAAGTCGTCTATCTGGGAAGGGACGAAGGACGTCGTCCGCTCGGACATCGAGAAGCACAACAAGGCGACGGGCCTGGTCGAGCGCGCCGGTCGTGCCGCCGCCATCGTACCGGACGTCTTGTCGGGTGGTGCTGTCACGCGAGCGGGTGAAGAGATTGCCGCGGCGTACACGCCAGGCGAGCGTGGGAACGAGCCGGGGTTGGGTGCGTCGGACATCTTCGACCTGAAGAACTACGATGAAGAGGCCTTGGGTCGGGTGCTTGGGGAAGTGGGCACGCTGGGGGCGATCCCCTTCGCCGCGAAGGCCGTCAAGGCTCGCCTGAAGGCTCGAGGCGCGGCGGCAGCGCCAGGGGCAGGGCCGGTACCGCCGCCAGGGCCGCCCCCTGGCCCCACGGCTGCCCCCGGTGGGGCCACTGGGCCCGGTGGTCCTAGCGCCGGCCCAGCAGGTGCCAGGGGCG